TTTCATCTTCCCGGGACCTTCCGGGAATGCCGCACATATATGTACGACACTCCCAGATCTTCCGTAGTACGTTATGTACTACATTCCGAAATACTTTCGAAACCAGAAACAGTCATTCCAGTTATGGAGCCGGTCGCAAACAGGATCATTAGTATCAGCGTAATTTTTCACTGTTACTCCCTCTGCCATTTCATCTTCCCAGATATCCGCTTCACGCTCGTAGCTGTCCAGTTCTACATTACTCTCGTCGTAATTCGGATCCAGATCGTAATCATCATAACTGTTGTGTCTTCTCATTTGCATTTCCTCCCATAGGTTTTCATATTTTTGCAAGAC